ATTAATGTATGTTAGTATTCTGTTTGTGCATTTAGGAGGAACAGCAATGGTGGCCGGGTCCTTATTCATCCCTATAAGCTACCCTATACACATACTGTGCAGGATCTACTATACACCTGAAATGTATATACACAGAGATGATAGGATGCCTCCAAACATCCTATCATCTCTAAGGTATGATATACCCTAAGACCTTACAAACACTGAGGTACTAATACACTGTATAGTATATACATAGAAAGGGTAATGGTTTCGGCCCATTACCCTTTCTAATACCTATCATAAACAAAAGGTATTAAATACCCAGTGTATGTTATTCCCTCTAAATGCTTGTAGGGGAACTATCATAAACCCTGAGCAACAGATGTGCGCGGATCGTATATACACTATTCATATTACATACAGTATATAATATACAAATGAATAGATCCTTTTGAGGAGGATCTATTCATTAATACCTATTAGTATGTTGGACCCTTTGTATTGAACCTTTGTGTTTATAGGTTCTTTTGTTTGTAGGTCCTTGTGTGTGAAGGTCTTGAACAGGAACCTTTTTGGGAGGTTCCTGTTCGGTACACTGTATGTTGTGTACCGAACATCCTTCCCGGTTGCGCCGTCCGTCCTTCCCACAGTTTATCATACCTTTTCACCCATGATCAAGCTTTTTCTGAATATAATATATAATATTTATAAAATATATTTCTTTAAGCATTTAGAAGGGTTAGTATTAGTACATAGTGTTTGAGGGTTCCAGTGTATTAGTACATTAGAACAGGAAGGCTTTGGCGGGCCTTCCTGTTCTCTGTATACAATAGTTGTGGTGTATTAACAAGCTTTATATTTATTAGATAATAGTAGACACATAGACCTACTGATAGTATTATGAACATATGACCAAGCAAGGTCGCACATAACAAGGAACACAATATGAGCACAGAATACGGTATTTATGGAGATAGTAACTGGAGAGAAGACATAGTTAAGATGTGTAAGGAACTACCTGCGCAAACTGAAGAAGGTAGAGAACACCTACCTAAGCACATTTATGTGTACTGTGATCTTTTAGTAGAGGAGAGCATTAAAGGGTTCTTTTTGGACAGAATGAGAGGTATGTACGATGGATCTGCATTAGCTACAGTACTAATGAGCAAAGATGAGATCAGAGAAGCTTATAACAAGCATGTAGAAGATGCACAGTCAAGCACAAAACCAGTAACAGATAAAAGACGTAACGGTAAAGCCTTAACACAAGCTGCATTCAACTATCGTCACCGCAAGCAGTTGATACAGATCAGAGAACTGTACGATGAGCTTCTTGAGCTATGGGACGTGCTTTGCGAGATCATTCAAGATACTACGCAAGGAGACTATTGGATGCCTAACAAACCTACCAGAGAATACGTACTGTACCAGATCTCTTTGTTAGGCTGGTGTGGATGTCTTGCATACGAGAACAGATAACATATTTAATAAATGTTTAATATACAGTTGACACTAAGAACAAAGATAGATATAGTAAACATAGTTAGAAGGTTCTAACTAATAGATACAAATACAAGGAGAATATTATGAATTATGTCCGCTCAAACCCTTCAAGCACCCGGCTTGTTCTTGGTAAGGCAAAGAAACTATCAGTTGAGGATAGTAAGACCATTAATGATGTTGATAATGTTTTATCTGAAATAGCTTTTGATCTTGAAAATATTTCTGTAAATAGTACAGGTCTTGAAGCTTATTTCTTCAAGCAGTTGTCTGATAAGATAAATAGACAGCGCGCAAACCTCTTATCTCTCTTCTGGTAAGAGACACACAAGACCAATAGAACATTAGACAGCCAAGGCCCAAAACCTTGGCTGTCATTGTATCTACTACACACAGAATACATATAGTGAGGTTAACAGTGAATCCGCGCACCACTGTCCTACCCCTTCTACAAGCACCTAATAAAACATACAATAAACAAAGGGTATTCTAAGGACGAGGCTCTCAAAAGCCTCGTCCTTAACAAACCTAAATATATTTTGAACTATTTTCCATAATATACATAAATATAGTTGATGAACTATAGTTCACTATGTATACTGAATACAGTTAGAAGGTTCTAACTATGGTTAACAAACAAGGAGATACTAATATGGACAAGGTTAAGGAATACGATGTGCTTTACGCTGCTTTAAAAGCTGTCACTGGTGTCAAGGATGCTCTTTGGGCTTCTTTAAGAGATACAAATAGTGAAACCCAGCTTAAGGAAACTGCTACCCTGTTGACACAATCAATGTCTTTACAAAAGAGCTTAGAAGAAGCTGCTGTTAAGAGACTACCTTACAAAATGTTCTCTGACTGTTTTCCTAAGAACCTCAGTGAAACAGAGGTTGAGGCATGGTTGGCAGAGCATGATATCAAATGTGGTATTATGGGTGATAAAGCTTTCTGTGTTATATCCAATAGTACAGCAAGCTTATATGGTATAAGCGGCATTTAAATAAAATACTAATAAATACAAGGAGATACAAATGAGCAACAAGGTTAAGGAATACGATGTGATTTACGCTGCTTTTAAAGCAGTATCTGATGTTAAAGATGTATTCTTATCCTCTCGGGGTAAGAACGGCAAAAAAAAAGATTTTAGGGAAGCTTCTGTACTATTAACACAGTCTGCCTCCTTAGAGGAAAGCTTAAAAGAAGCTGCTATGAAGAGAATGCCTTACAAAATATTCTCTGAGAGCAATACGTTTTGCGATGCATGTGGTAGTGAAACCGATGCTGAGACATGGATTGATGAGCATCTTGATGAATGGGGCTTCTTAGGCACAAATGCATTCTGTGTTAAGAAAGATTACACGATTACTATCTACAGATAATACTAAATAATACAAGGAGAATACAAATGAGCGACAACACATTAGACATAGTTTTCACACCACACACAGATACACAGGATAGTTGGCTTGATAAGCAAAAGAACATCCATGCCAATGAACAACGTTTCTTTAACTGGCTCATTGAGGGTGGTTATAAAGAAGCTGCTTGCATCTATACGTTACACATGTCAAACCCACCAGCTTTAGAAGAGGTAATGAAGGTAACTGGTCTTGGTAAGACAACTATCTACAACAAACTAAAGCTCTTAAGAGCAATAGAAAAGACTGATTCACCTGACTACTATGTTAGCATAAATGAAGCATTGGTTCTTATGTGTTCAGTTTCTCTTGTGTTAGATGCTATTGACGGCGCTATCAGTGCTGTTAAAGACGCAGCTAAGGTTGTAGGGTCCAAAGAAGAGCGAGCAGATATTCTTGATATCGTGAATGAGACAATAAGAAAGGTAGAAGACGGAAGAAAAAAGGAGAGACAGTTAGATATCAAATTCAACCCAATATCAGATGAAGCATTTAACACAGCTAAAGATGGTGTAACTGCTAAGGTTCTTGTAGATGGTAAGGATGTTGAGGATCTTAAGAGCTACAGAGATGCGGTAGCAAAGATTAAGAGGATCCCAAAGCCCCGTCTTGGTTCAGTAAAGAAATAGTTAGTTAACAAATAACAAGGAGATAAGATAATGTTTAAGAACGACAGAGAGATATACGACACAACCCTCCGAGACGTAGAAAAGGGGTTAAGCGAGACTATAGGTAATCTTGTTAAAGCCAGAGATAAGGCTACTGGTTTTGAATATGTAGGTCTTGATAGTTTAGTTAAACAGTTGAGCAAGCAATGGTTCATTATCAACCTGATCCCACCATACATAAAGGATAAACCTCTCGAAGACCTTATGTCTTAATACATAACCCAACACATACAGAAAGCCCACAGTCCCCAAAGCTGTGGGCTTTCCTACATCTACTGTTCATAAACAACACATCTATGAACCAGTACACAGAATACCCATAGACCCACCCAGCGTGCCCCAGGATCGTTCCTACACCTAAAGCCATGTCCAGATACCTACGAAGAGACAGAACGCAGCCACGAGGCTTGTAGGAGCTAAGAAGGGCATGTAGGTTTATGATGGGTATGGTGGTACAGTTAGTAATGTATCGAATCCGCGCGAAACCTCCTCAACCCTTCTATATGCACAAAAGAAAATATATTTAATAAAGGGTATTGACTAACCAAATACAGATACAGTATATAATAGTTTAGACGGATTGCCGAAAGCAATCGGTCTATAACTGTATCTAATAAGGAGAACTGATGGCACGTAAACAAGAACAACCAACAGGATATGTTATAGATCCTAAGGTATTAGCTAAACTAATCAAACAGGTAGAGAATGAACTAACTGTTGTATGGCCCAAATGGAAAGACAAAGGACCAATCTTAATAGTTGATCCAGTAGAGAAACTATTAGTGAAACAACTGTTGTATCAATACAAATACCTGATGACACAAAAGAAATATATTCGTAAACAAGACATGTTAATAGCCAGTACCCCAAACAGATCAGTTGTAGTAGGTATCCGTAGACCAACTACACGCTTAGTAAGACCAGATAAAACAAAAAAGGAAAGCAAATGAACAAATACAATGTAAAGCTAAGATCCTTAAAACTATGGGAAATACCTTTAGTGAATATGTTCTTTGAACACAACGCAACGTATACAGACGATGCTACAAAGACTGCAATGTTCATGGGTTTCTTTTCAGGTCTGTTATGGTGTGCTGATGTACCCTTGAAGACCAAATCTTTGGATTGGAAAAAGATTTGTTCTTCAAAACGCCTTGATAAGACAGAGATGTTCAACTATGCAGTTGAGGTATTGGATGAGCTTGAGCTTATAGGAATAAACAACAGAGATGCATACCTTACACTATCAAAGGCAATCAATGTTATTGTGGTTGAATCTATGGGTCTTAAGATTGGGCCTGATGGTGAACTAACAGCAAATTTTTCTTAAGCCCTGAAGGACAGTTCTATAGACAGATCGTCCTCTGGGGCTATAACCACGGTAATCCTAAACTGTACTGGACCTTAGACGATGAACAGAAGACATTAGTGTATGCAACGATGCGCGCAAATGTCCTTGAATCTACTAAAGGTAAACAAAAACCTTCACAAGAACTACATTCAACAGACCAGCGCACTATAAGAGAACTGGATAACAATGATTACTGACGCACTAAATACATTCCTACAAGAATTAGCAGATCAAGCACTGGATACAGTTCGTAAGGATTGGCCTTATCAAACAGGCCAATCCTACGAATCATGGTCTGTACGCATAGAAGGTAATCAACTGGTACTGTACAATGACAGTGGTTATGCACAGTATATTAAACAAGGTACTGTGCTTGAAGATGCAATGCTTGGTTTAGAATCTACATTCGATAAACTATTAGAACAACACGCAGATCGCTTCTTAGAAGCAGTATTACAGGAGATCTCATAATGCAACGTACATTAGATATTGTATTCAATCCTATCACTGATGATCTCTATAATGAATCCAAAGCCATTAAGAAGACATTAGGTGAGGTATCTGATCAAGCAAAAGCCACTGCTAAATCCATTGATGAATTAGATGAATCTATTGATAGTGCTGCTGCTTCTACTAAGAAGATGGGTAGTGCTGGGTCTGGTGTTAGTAATGCTCTTAGGGATACACAGAACCAAGCAAAGAAATTAGCTGATAAATATAAAGACCTTGGTGATAAAGCAGGGGATGTTGGTGCGCGGACTGGACAGTTAAAAGGTGTATTGGGTGCATTAGGTCCGGGTGCAGAAGGTGCTGCTAATGCTGTAATGGATGTAGCTGACGCTGGCGAAGCTGCCCTTAAGAGCTTCGCTGCGCTTGGACCCGTAGCAGCGTTTGTAGGTGGTGTTGTAGCTGCTCTTGGTGTTGCATACATGGCCTATGCTCGTGAACAGGATCAAGCTAAAGAATCTGCTGAGCAGATGGAGCAAGCGTTCATAGCATTAGATAGCGCACAACGTACATTAGAAATGTCTTTGATTGATTTAGGTTTGTCAACAGGCAAGCTAACCGAACTGGGTGCTAAGGAAGCTACGATACAAGCTACCTTAGAACAGAAGATGCAAGACCTTGCAAGGGCAGCATATAAGGAGAACGAAGAGAAAAAGAAGCAGATTGCTTCTAATATGAAATGGCGCGATACAATTATGATGGCAACATCTCCATTAATGCTTTTCTCAGAAGGTATATTAATGGCGGTGAAGGCAGGTACACACCTTGCTGAGATGTTCGGTGTATCAGAAGAATATGGACAACAATTCAGAAAAGAGCTTGATGCACAGTTTGAAGCCGTACAGAAGAATTTCGGGTTGTTTGGTAAGCTTGCTGATAGTGTGTTTGGTTGGTCAGACGAGATTGAACATGCAAAAGATTCCATTGATGCTACTAACAAATCTACTGAAGAACAAACAGCAGTTTTGGTAGCCAACGCAGATGCACAAACAAAAACTGCACAGGCTTTAGCCAGAACAGCGGCTGCTGAGAAAGCTAAGGCAGAAGCAGATAAGGCTGCTGCTGAAGCAGAGAGGGAATTGGTAAAGACAGGTGCGGAGATCAACAAACAAGCTACTGAACGTAATAAGCTCTTAGCAGATACACAAGCCGTCACAGAGGCCCTCACAGCCTCTGTGGAAGGCTTCTATGAACCAGCTATAGAAGGTGAAGACCAGTACGCTAAGCTCATTCAGGAAACCCAAAAGGCCATTCGTGAAACCCAAGATGAATACGACAAGCTCAGAAAGAAGATCCATAAGCAGATCGCTGCTAACCTTGAAGCTGGTGAATCTATTGAAGAACTAACGGCCCTTGAAATACAGTTAACACAGGAGAAAGCTGATAAGGTATCTGCTATTAACAAAGAGCAAGCAGATAAGAAGGCCAAGCTTGATAAAGAAGCTGCTGAAAAGGAGCTTAGTACGTCAGAGATGATAGCCAGAAAGATTATTAATATCAGAAAAAAACAAGGTAAAGAGGTTTCGGAAACTGCGGAAGAAGAAAAAGCTTCACAGTTAGAGGCAGCAGGTGAGGTGCTTGGTGCTGTTGTAGCTGGTATATCCGAGATTGGTCAAGCCATGCAAGGCTATCTATCTGAGACTACCGATGCACTGAATGAGATTGATGAACTACAAGCAGATCTTAACGGCAAAGAGATAGATGCTTCACAGTTAAAAGGTGAAGCATTGGTTGAAGCATACAAGAACGGAGAGATAGCCGCTGAAGACCTTAGTAAAAGCCAGAAGCAGTTTATTGGTAATGTGTTAAAAGCAGATGAAGAAGCTCTTAAGAAAAAAGAGAAGAGACAACGCGCTGCCGCTATGGCTGGATTTGTAACTGACAAAGCTGCTGCTATATCTGCTGTTGTTATTAACACTGCTGAGGCTGTTACGAAGGCGCTTGCTAAATTAGGACCAGTTGCAGGTGGTGTTGCTGCTGGTGCCCTTATTACTATTGCTGGAGCACAGACTGCTCTTATAGCTGCTGAGAAACCTTCATTCGCATCCGGTGTTGCTAACTACAGACCAGACGCAGTAGATGCTACATTACATACAGGTGAATCTGTATTAAATACCAGAGCTACAAGGATGCTTGGTGAAGATCAGGTTAACCAGTTGAACCAAGGCAGATCTATGGGTGGTCCTACAGATATAACCAGTTCAATCTTCTTGAATGACAGATTGTTTGAAGCACAGTCTGTGAAAGCACGCATGAAATATGGTACTGAAATGAATAAAGCCAGTAGAAAGAATAGAATTGGTATCAGCAGTAAACGGAGAGGATAATGCGCAAAATTAACTATTTAGTCGAAATTGAGATTGCGGGTGAAACACAGAGATATTCTGATATAGATATTTCTATCTATTCGTCTCTACATGCAAGAGATCTATTCTATAAAGGTGTTATCGTAGATCCTATCGAATGGGTTGACGAAATAGATATCTTTGGTGGAGGTGTGAATGAACCTTCTATTAGTTTGACCTATATTTCAGAGATTAGTATTGGGAAACTAATCTCTGAAGGACATTCAATGGAATATTCACCTGCAAGAATATATTTGTTCTTAGAAGGTGATACATATGAAGAAGCACAACTACTATTAGATGGGTTTGCTACTGAATGGGAATGGGATACTGAAGGTGATCCTGTTGTTTGTACACTAATAGCTAAACCTGTAGATCCGGGCGAGACAGTGCCCAGATCTACAGAGAAGATATCCTATGAGACTATGGGTGTTAGCGAGGGTATACCAGAAGATTTTGAAGAGAAATACTATCCACTGTTCTTCGGAAAAGGATTGACTGCCACCTTTGGACCCACCGAAGACAAAAGATTGCCAATAATAGAAGCACCTAAAGGTAAATTCTTTCCATTAACTATACCACCTCTGCAAACTATATATATTCATGAAGATCATAGAGCAACAGGTTGGAGCCTCTACGTTGACAAAGGCTGGCAGCCTTATGGTGATATTACAGAAACTGATGGTATAAACGATACAGGTGATGGGTTCGTAAAGCTTTTGTGGGAAACAGATGAAACACCTACAGTTGGCTACGATGGTAGCCAAGACCTTTGGTTGACAGTTGCTTCCGGTGGGATCTTATTTGAAGGAGATTATGTTGAAACTGCTGAACAGCTTGTTAGATATCTTGTATATCGTTCAAATGCAGCGTTTGACATTGATAAAAGCGCAGCAGGATTAAAGGTGCTGTCTGAATACAAGATACATGCTCTAATAGAGGAGCCTGTTGATGTTATAGAATGGTTAATTGAATGTGTATTCAAATATGTGCCAATAGCAATGAAATATGGACCTACTGGTTTATATCTGATTCCTATTAGTAAAGATGCTATCCCTACATCTACTATTATTGTTGACGGATTATTAGCAGAGAGAATATCTGGTGTAAAATTTGGAGATCTTGAGAACGTAGTCAATAACATAAAAATAAAAGGTCTATACGCACCACGCGGAGATATCTACCTTAGAAGATTATATAGAGATGCTTCAACTAATACACAATGTGAACTATCACAGGACAGGTTTGGCGTCAGAAAGCTGGAGCTTGAATGTCCAGCTTTCCAAGACGCTGACACATTAGGTCTTGTACTGAACTACTACACTGATTTCTATTCACAACCATATAAACGTGTTGCATATTCATTACCTACAAGCTATAGTCATTTACGTGCAGGAGATGTAGTATCTATTACAGATGATGAGATCTATATTAGTGAACAAACATGTTATGTTGAAGAGGTAGCTTTTAGAGAAACATCTGTAGACATCACAGTTATTTATTATTAAGGAGAAGGGTTATGGCCGTTGACAGATCAAGAACAGTAAACCAAGCATTAGTTATTCACGATCCACGTATTAGCATGGATACGTTTGATGCTACTAACAGTACAGTTACACAGACAGGACCACATGCAGGTGTCCCAGAGCCATCTGTTGTCACGCAGATGGCTCTACAGGCTACTGGTGAACAAACGGAAGCTATTACAGTGTTTACTGCTGAACCCGGAAAAGATACTGCTACATGGGGCTGGCGAGATAGTGACAACAATGACTATTATTGGGATGGGCCTACTACATTAAGACAAGCACGCTTTGCACTAACCCCAGTAACTACGTCAACCAATATAACTGGATTGATGACCTCATCTGTTTTGTATAAAGGTGATATCTATACTACGTTTCCTACGTTCACTGGGGAAACCAGTAAGATCTATTACGGTGATATCTTCATCTACAAGATTTCAAATGTGGAAACCATAGAGAATAGTCTTGGTTTTGCATACCATTCGATCTTAAATCACCCAGACGGTGCAGCTTTCAATAGTACGCCAAGAACATTCCCTATTTCATGTTTGTGTGTAATGCCTAACGGCAAGCTACATCTGTATACGATGAATAGGTCATTTGAACCTGCTTCTGGCTCCTACTATCTATCTGTGGACCTATATGTCTTTGATGATGTGTTAGATGAATTCATTCTACAGAAAAGCACAGTAGCTCTTACTGGCAGAAAAGCATATCGCTTAGTAGGAGCATTAAGCGTTGGTGTCTATCCAGTTAACCTAACTGTAGCTGCTGTAGATGGTTCATGTTTAATGATTATAGACTGTGTGGATACGGACAACACAGTAGCTTATCGTAACCTGTCTTTACAGTTAGCTTCTACGGATGGTGGGTTCACCTTCGAACAGATTACTGACTATGCTGCTACCGCTGCTGAAGAGCTTGATCTTGGTGTTAAACACAGGGCTATTGGCCTACCAAACAAGCAGTTCTTGGTTACGTACATTGCTTGTAGTGCTGTTGGTGATGGTGAATATCTGTATTACAAGAAATTACGTTCAGCTATCACGAATATGGAAGATACACCCGGAACTATGATTGATATAGGAGGAGGGTTTAATAGCGGATTTGGGTCTACATCTGGTTTAGGCTATTATAGAAATGCCGACATAGATATTACCATTTCTAAGGATGGTAATATCTATTGTTATTACAAGAACATATACGATCAGTCTATATCTGATGAAGCTGTTATAGGAATGGTGGTTAGTACAGACTACGGAGACACATGGACCGTTACACAGAATTCACTAAACACTGGTAATACTGGTACATTTAGACAAACTGTCTACAACCCAAGAAATGCTGATGATTCCTATATTAATACATTCTCTGTATCTGCTGTAGGCGGGTCTGTATACCTACAAGGCTGCCTAAACACTACATCTTCTATTCCATTCTATGACAATACAGTCGGCGAAATCGGTATTGTTTCGTTAGAGCTTGGTGGCTGGACCACATTAGCAAGACCTTTCTTAGATACGCCTATTGATGTAGTTAAGCAAACAGCTTTCGATTACAACTATTTACCTTATTCTCTACCTAATGAAGAAGGATGGTCTGCGTCTGGTATCGGTTCTACTAATACAATAGTTTTATCAGGGGATCTTCTCTACCTGCAAACCGTTACTGGTCTTAATGCCAGAATCTATGAACATAGTTGGTTCTCATTCAGGACTATGGAGCATTCATTATCTCTATTTGATGTAGAGGTAGATAGCGGAGCAGCAGATCTTGAGCTATATCAATCAGATACAACCTTTGGCTATTCAAGCGCATGGCGTGTAAGGGTGTCTGCTACACAACTGTTAGTATCTTCATTAGATATGGCTGGTACTGTTGTAGGCGCCAACGTTATTTCACAAGCTCTACCTAATCCGGGTGGTAGACATCAGGTCTATATTGGTATTTCACCAGATGCAGGAACTGCGGGTAATTCAGCTATATTGGTTGGTATTAGGGCACATGATCCTACATCAGACAGAGAATTCGTTTGGACTGAATATACTGCTTCTGCTACTGGTCTTACCTTGGACAGTTTTACCAAGGTCAACTACAGGGTAACATCATTTTCCACAGTTAAGCTATATTCAATACAGTTTGGTTTTGGAAGCAAAGGTGCTTACCAGAACAAAACAATAGATACCCCTGCTGCTGGTAGATTCTTTAGAACTACACCTATCTATGCTGGTAAGAACGTATCCATTAGTGCATACGGTGGACCTACATACATAGGTGATGAATGGGTTATTGAACCAGTGTATGACTATGGGCTGGCGAACCTCTTTGAGGAAGGTTCGCCAAGCCCTAACGTACCTTGGCGTGCAACTGATGATAGTGAACAGAACATTATATTCAGACTATCTGATTATGGTGATGATGCATCTATGATGAGCAAAGCAATGGGTGTATTCTTCTACAATGCTAATTTTGAGAAGGCAGAGATCTACGGTTCTAACACATCAGGTGCTGGTGCATGGACATTGCTTGATACTATTGAATCTCATAGTGGGTTTGAAGAACTATCTTGGATACGTAAAGGTGATGTTATCAGACCACCCGCTGAAGACCTATCTCCATCAATGCCCTACATGCCTATGAATGCTCTTATTGGTAGTACCTTTTACGATAATGCAGAGGATGCATCTGGAAAGATCTTAGCCAATACAGAAGGTGTGTGGATTGAAGGCGACCTTAACGTAACACCACGTATTAAGATTGGTACTGTATCTGATCCTATATCTGCTGAAGAAGCTGGTGAGGGTTATATCTGGGTTAAGGATTTCGGCGCGATCATTAACAACCTTGCTGATTACGAATACATACGCATTAGAATACCTGCATGTACTACCGCTGATGGTTACATCTCATTAGGTGCATTAGTTGTAGGCAACGTACATTACCTTGGTAGAAGACATGGTAGACAGCGTACTATGTCTCGTGATGCTAACGTACAGACTACTACATTAAGATCAGGTGCTAAACGTACAAGGGTGCTTGGCCCTACGAGAAGGGAATTAACCTTCTCTTGGGCCAATGAGAATGAGATTGACGAGACACAGTTATATGCGTCTTTCGTAGACCCAGACTACATTACTATCGGTAACATTCCACAGAACACTGTAGCTGGTACTGGTAAGCTCATAGAGGGTATTATCGAAGAACTGCAAGGTGAACATGGATTAGTTACATATGTATCTAATGTGCCTTCTAATGGTAGTATTAAACCTTTTAGTTTCTTAAGAGGTAGAATAGTTAGTTCTTATAATGAAGATGTTGTATTAGGTAATGAGATGGATAATGAGCTTAAACGTGTATCTTCTGTTACTATATCTGAAGAGGTTTAGTGGAGGGTCTTTGAGGGATTTGCGCGGGTTCGATATACTACCTTTATATCATACACAGAGCGCGCCAACTACCCTTCACCTATAACAACACAGTGTATTGAAAGCCATAGCCCTTAAAAAGCTATGGCTTTCCTACATCTACTGTTTATGAACTATGTATTCTATTCTCTACAAGCCCCATAGAGCCTGCTCACTGCCCTCAGGATCGTTCCTAATAGTTTATAGGTATCCTGATACCTGTTTAGAATAGGATGGATTGTAGAGCCTTGTAGGGCCATAGATGACGATCTCATATTTATAGTGGATTCTGCTTGACAGACTATGGGCAGGTTCGTATATGATCACAAACATGAATAGTTCATGTGTAATACATTTAGGAGAATACTGTCATGTTTAGTTTGTTAATGTTTAGTTTGTTTGGTTGTTTGGGCGAAAAAAAGCCTATTGATACCGCACCTGTTATTGAGCCCTTTATGAAATCTGTAACAATACAAACCCTTGCACTGTATGATGGACTAAGCGACTATGAATCTGATTGCCAGAAATTCTTAGATAAGAAATACGTGGTGTTGGATGAACCGCTTGAATATATTGCTGGGTATGCTTTTGTAGAACATAGTGATATACATAATATTATTGAGATTGAAGCCATCTTTACTAATGGTGACAGCTATCAGTTAACGCGCGATGAATCCTACGATCATGATACCTTTGAGGTGGACGCAGAATTTTTGCTATTCTGCGCCACAGATATCAACTATGATGAACAATGTTTAGATGTAACTAATTCTGGCACATACAATGGAACTATTGTAGAAGAGACACTGGTCTGTACTAATAAGCATGATATTAGATGGCGCTAAACCCCCCTACAAGCCCTCACAATCGTTCCCAACCAATAGGAGATACCTATGAACCAAGAAGAACCCAAAGAAGAACCTAAGCCCGACAAAGGCCCTTTCCGCCCACCCACAGCTCCTACGTGTCCAAACGATCTACCTGATCCTTGGCCTGAACCCTCTGGACCTGATACCGAACCAACCTTTCCTTTACCCTGTCCACCAATAGTAGTATGAACATACGTGAACGTATACAGAAGGTAGATCAGTTAATAGCTGATGTAGAACTACTGCTTGGTAGGCTTTCTGGGAGCCTACCAAGCCTACGTTCGTTCATTAACATGTGTTTGATTGTATTCATTATTCTGTTGATGACAGGTAGTCATGTGGTTTATCAGACTGTGTATGTTGATAGTGTGCCAGTAGTAGATTTAGGGGTTTGTGCGCCGGTTATACGTTACATTGAACAGACAGTGTACGTTGATAAGCCTGCTCGTGAACAGTTGTTTGTATTTGATGATAGTATGTATTCAAGGATTCAAAGGTAATATTATGGCTACAAGAGGTAAAGGTGCTCGTGTTAAGGGTGCTTCGTTTGAACGTGAGATAGCTAACAAACTATCTCTTAATACGGGTTATGTATTTAAACGTGGTTTAGCACAGGCTCGTGGTGGTTGTGAACAGTCAGATGTTTATTGTGATGAACTACCTGTACATTTTGAGCTTAAGAGACAGATAAGACCTAATATAGTTGCTGCTTATAGACAGGCTGTTGAGGACTGTAAAGGTAATGTTAAGGTTGTTATTACTAAAGCTGATAGAGAACCTATATTAGTTACTATGAACTATGATGAATGGGTATGTATGTTTGATGTATACTGTAATAGTTTTAAGCATTTAGGAGAAGCAGCAGAGGAGGTTTCGCCGGGTTCGATGGTACAATATCCTGTTGACCCATCTGACTGTAAATGCACAGTCTCTGCTGACTGTGAAGAATGTATGTGTGGTGATACTGTGTGTAGTTTACCGTAGATGTATTAGTGTATAGAAAAGCTATGGGCCTCCAAACCCATAGCTTTTCTTCTATCCTTTGTTTATGAACGATGAGGTATTTATGGATACTGTTTGTATAGATGATGTGTTAGGGTTTACATTGCTTTGGGAAGGGGGCTTTTCTGATAATAAGAATGATCCCGGCGGAAAAACTATGAATGGTGTGACACAAAAGACCTACGATAGTTACCGTGCATCTATCAAGCAACCCGCGCGAACTGTCCTCCTCCTATCTGAACACGAGCGTACTGACATATATACCTCTATGTATTGGGATCCTTGTATGTGTTCAGAAATGTCGTATCCCTTAGCGTTAGTAGTATTCGATACTGCTGTTAACACAGGTTGTAAGCAAGCTATTAGAATGTTACAGAAGGTTCTTGGTGCAACGGTTGATGGTGTTATTGGTACTGAGACAATGAGGTTGGTTCGCGCGGTTAGCGATCAAAGATCCTTAGCCATTGAACTAATACAGATGCGTGAACAGTTCTATAAAGACCTAATAGCTCGTAAGCCGTCTATGAAGGTGTTTGAGAAAGGTTGGTATAATAGGACTGCTGCACTGAAGAAGAGCATTTAGGGTATGAATGTTACAGTTATGTGACGATGTATGTTTAGGTACTAAATACCTTGCATTCAGGTTTTAAAATGTGCTAAGATCTAGGTTAGGACGGTGGGAAAGAAAGAAGAACCCTTCATCCACAAAGGTTCAGTACACAAAGACACGGTGTACAGAACAGGAACCTCCCAAAAAAGGTTCCTGTTCAAGACCCTAACACAAAAAGACCTACATACAAAAGGTCCAGTACAAACAGTACAGTGTACGAACATATACACTGTCTGTGTTGTATGTGAACAACCGCATAACCGTTGCTATTAGGGTTTGTAATAGTTCCTCTAAATGCATTTAGAAAGGTATATGTGGGTCTTTAGGGTAGTTGTGCGCGGACCCTTCGTTAACTATTCACATACAATACAGTGTATTAATACATATAAACAGAGGAGGCTTTTCGGGCCTCCTCTGTTTATTACATATATGATCTTAGAACCTTACATACGTTCCAGTCTTAATGTAAATATAGTGTACTGTTCGTAATGTTTAACATCCACTGCTTTTAGGTATCTAACATTCTTAGGTACACCAAATACAGATGGTACATGTTTACCATTCTCATCAAACCATAAACGTGTATAGCCTATCATTGGCTTGGTTAACATGTGTAATGGGTATTCACAGTGGTCTGGGTTTAGTTCGCCCGCGAAGCTATCATCTACGTCATATATGTTAATGACGTATTTAGCTTGTCTTATGTAGTTCATTGTAGTTCTCCTTGTACCTTGTTTATTAACTGTATTACATTTTGTTTTAAGGATCTAATATTCTTAGCAAAATCTTCTGTATCACAAGCATCTATTCTTTCATCTTCGTATATATGTTCCCAAGGGTAATCAAACATGTGTTTAGTTATTGTATTTAATACTGGTAGGGAATTGGCCGGATCCATCGTTAATACCTGAGATGCTAACTGTTTATTGATTGTGCGCCATTCCTTTGATAGACCTTTAGCACCTGTACACTGTTCAAGATCTATATACAATGCCTCAAGCTCAAGCATTGCCTTTGAGAGCAATGCTGAGCTATTCACTGGACACATCCTTTAATACATTACTGATAGCAATATCTACTGTGTTTTCAAACAGATACCATTCTTCATTCAATACACGCTTACGTCTGTAGAGCTTCTGATAGTTAGTACCTGTACGTTCGGCGATCTCCTTAATGCTGTTGTCACCAATAGATGATAAGAATATCTCTTGGTCGAATGTATCTAATGAATTCAAGAACAGGTTTAGTTTAGCGATATACATTAGTTCATTTCCTTGTCATTTCTGTTCATTACGAACTGTATGCTGGTATCTAATCTGTCGTTGGTGTTTGATTGTGTTTCCACTAACAGTAGTATGTCGTTGATTAATAGCTGAGACTGTAATAGAAGCCCTGCCTGCTCTAAATTGATCTCTACAAGCTCATCGTTCAGTTCTTTAAGGTCCATAATCTTCTCCTTGTGTTGTTTAGTAACTACCTGAATACATTATGTTATATACAGTACTGTGTGTCAAATATTATCATATAAATATCTATAATATTAATAGGTATATATAAGAAAGGGTAAGCCCGAAAAAGCTTACCCTTTCTATCAGTTCTTATGTACTAAATGTGTAGATGCCCATAGATAGCCCTGGAAGGCTGTAGGATCGTTCCTGGGTTCGAGGGTAGGTCCTACTATGTCTTTGGATCTGCGAGCGATCCTGGGTCAACGTAGGTGCCTTTCTGAGGGTCTACAGCTTCGTCTAATAGATGCATAGTGTATACGTGTAAGGCTACTACCTGTAGTTCCCAAATAGCTACCTTCAGTTTACCGACTGTTTGTTTTAGCATGTAGATATTCTTGTATGTTTGTATTAGGTCTATTAACATAGTGTCCTCCAGTGCATTTAGGAGATTAGAGCAGGGTTATTCGCCGGATCCTGTTTATGAATATCCAGATGTATAAAAGCCAAGCCTTTTGAGGGGCTTGGCTTTGAATGTGCTTTGTGTACGAAGATTTAACCAGCTAATGCTTTTGCAACCAAATCAATTACACCAGCACCGCCAAGACCAGCTAATCCACCACCAGCTAATATCTTCCAGCCAAGACCTTTAAGACCTTCGATTACCTTCTCTGTTTCGGTTAGACGTTTGTTAAGGTCAACGACAGTCATCTTTAGTTCTTGGTTTGTTAACAGTTTACTGTTCTCAGCTACTGCTATGTTGTCGAGCTTGGTATTAATTAGTGCAAGACTGGTCTTTACCTCTGACATGTTTTCTTTTAGAGAAGCAGATTCTGAGATCTGCTTCTCTTCAAGACGAGCCAATTTAATTTCAAGCTCGTTAGACATTAGTCACTGGTTCCTAAGATCATAAGATCCCAACTGTTTGTAGATCCAGACACAGCAGATGTAGTAACGCGGAGATCCTTAAAGGTGGCGTTAACAGGCACACCGTCAGCATTCCAAAGCACAACCCAACCTTCACCGGGAGCAACTACGTTACGCTCAGTACCAGCATTCCAGAAGCCCTTACCAGCAGTAGGTGAACCAAGAATACCAAATCCGTTTGTACCGTCTTTAGGACCAATTAGAAGGTTAGCAAGAGCCGTAGTTCTGTTGTTACGAATAGCAATCAGTTTAACAGTAGAGAAATCCTGTGATCCCTTAAGCTCATCAACGATAGCATTAAGGTCGTAGTCAGTGTTTCCACCAGCAGCAACACTGCGAGCAGCAATGAACACGCCAAGGTCAATCTCTCCAGATGCACTACCATTAGCTAATTTAAAACTGTTATTTAAGCGGTTAGGAATACGCGCACCAGCATTAACGCCGTTATCCCAGATCTCATCGAATGAGCAATCAATATTAATTTTACCAGATACGGTTGTTACAGACATTGTATTTATCCTTATAGATTTACAGGGTTTACTAAAGCATTAGGGCTTTGATGGCCCTAATGCTTTAAGATATAGTTATTCGTGAACGTAGTCTAACTGGTGTGATGTACCAGAGATAGATACTGAGCTTGGATCACCTTCTGAGAAGGATGCTTTCAACACACAGTAATCAAATCTGATGGTCTTATCGGCAATACCAAGAGCACTACCATCAATAGTATAACGTACAGTTACAGTCTTCTTATCAGATCCAGCTAATGTACTAACCCAGTTAGCTGCTACATATCCTCCCCAAGGCTCAGAGATATCTGTAAGCACGGCTTCTGTGTCGTTAGATACCTCTCTAAGATAAGCAGTGAACGTGAAGGTAATAGGTGCTTCATCTCCTGCACGTAATGAAGGTATAGATCCAATAACACCTCTGTCAAGGATAAGAATCTCGGCAGAACCGGGACGTGTCACAGAAAGGTCACCAGCCTCATATGCAACAGTGTATGTGTTGGTATCACCATCATCGCTGATTGTAAGAATACCATCTCTCTTAGTGTGAATGATTGTTTGTTCAGCCATTTTATTCTCCTAAATGTTTAATTCATTACAAGATATATTTCTTGTTATAGTCAATGTAAACAACAGCCTAACTGTATGTCAAGCTATCTCACCCAAATAGACATCTCACCGCAAGAAAAAGCTGGGCCTGCTCCTGCGTCTGGGCTGGTAGCAGCCATCACAAGCCTGTCCAATGTAGGAACAGTACCTGATGCCAACACACCACCAACAAGGGCTGCTGAGCCTGCTAAGACCTCTGCTGGCTTGGCAAACGCACCAACCGTAGCAGAACTATAAATACGAACTGCACTGTTAGCCATTAGAACAGCAACACTACCTACAGATGCTAATGTAGCAGTGGATTCAAGGTTACCAGTACCAGAACTGTCCTGACGTAATACAGAACCAGCTCTAAGGGTCCCGTTGTATGCAAGGCCACCTGCAACACCTCTACCTGATGAACCAGTACCAAACCCGTTAGATGCCTGTTCAATACCAAATCTAATAGCTTCGTTAGTAGCTCCGGGTGCCCACGTAATATCGTCAATCAACCACATCAACTGTTTTGCACCTAACATAGTTAGTGAAGCATTTAAGGTAGTTAAGGGCATTGTTAAGCCGGGTGCAGTACGTGTTCCGGGTGCTCCTCTTGAAAGATCTGTACCGTTAGTAGGACTGATAGTTAGTCTACCAGCAGCGATCTTAGGACCTGTAGCTGTATCATTAGCTTCGTTGATTGTACCCCATGATTTACCACCAAAGGGTAAGGCTCCTGCTACGGGTGTTATATTGGATGCACCATTAGATTCATATTCAAAGATCTGAACCCACCCATTATTACCTAATGTATGTACATGCGTGACAGTGACGGTTTCAGAGCCGTCACTGACACTACAGATAGCTACCCACGTACCACCAATTAATGAAGGTGTGTATGTAACTGATGCAGTGCTCGTAGAAGAAAGAAGACCATTCTGTGCTGTACCTGTTGGATCTGTTAACGTCCAACTGTATGTAAACGTACCTTGTCCACCTGATGCTGTAACTGCTAATGATACTAATGCTATAGCATCTGATTGGTTAGATGCAGTTATGCTTGCAGTGACAGGGGGTTGTGCCGCCGCTGACGCTCTTAATCTACCATTACCTTTTAATGTACCAATAGCCATTATAATAGTCCTATGATTACGTCTACTACAACAGATGTAGCTGTAGCATCTGGGTTTGGTCTAACATAGAGCTTACCATCTAAGCTTGGGAATACGATTACCTCTGCATCATTACCTACGAACACTAACCCTGCATCTCCATCTACAAGCCAATCTGTCTCAAGGGTAACTGCGCCTGCTGATGGTGTCTCTGCACTGTAGATAATAGGGTCTACACGGGTAGCGGACCCTCCAGAGGCCGCTACCCTTAAAGCCATAATGGTTACTGGTGTAGTATTTTCGTATAGTTCTGTGTCTAATTCAATAACATCGTCCACTAAGCACGTAGCAATGGTCTTAGTGTAACGTTTGTAAGAAGATGAACCTTCTATGAATGTAAATAAACCTCTGTTCGCCATTATGCACCTCCGTTGAGCATCTGATGTTTGATCGTGAATGTAATGTCTGATCTTATGTATTCATTAGTTATTTGTCTACTGGTATTATCATAAAAACCATTAGCTGCTATTCTACCAGTACCGTTGCTTATAGATCTGGTTTTGTTTATGATCCGCTCCACATCCTCTTCTATCTCCAAGGATCTCCACAAGCTATTCATTTTATTGTCTTTAAACATTGGTACTAATAGAGAAATCCGCACAGTTGTCACTGCTGCTATTGGTCCTTCACCTTTAAAATCTCTTAGTATAGGGTCTAAGCGTGTGCTTGTAGGGAATATTACGTATTGTATTGTTGGTTCTGGTAAAGGATCTAAGGGGGTTGTGGCGCGGCCTGCACGTTTCATCATATCTCTTGTATCAACCTTATGTTGTACAATCAATTCTGGAGAGAAAGGATTGTTCCCTAAGACAAATCCTTTCTCGGCAAGCTCGGCCTGTATTTGTTCTAACAGTTCTTTAAGCATTAGTATCTTCCCCAATAGAGAGGAGGTGCGTTTGTATAGATGACACTGACAGCAGATATCTTTGTACCTGATCTATTAGCTGATTCATCTATATCGTATTCAAATTTAAGCTTCTTCCATGCTTTCTCTGCTTCTTCTTCGTGACGTGCAGCAGTCCGCGAATATCTACCATCACCAGCTATGAATGTCTCTGCATCGTAGAAGATCTCTGCTAATGCAAGGTGTGTATGGTATTCACTAAGAGCATAAGCATTTAGGATAAGATAATGGTATCTACCTTCAGACATTAGTCTATTTATAATAAGCTCCCATGTGTAGTCAATAACGTACTGACATGATCCACCACGATCTGAAGGTATCAAGGTTTCCAGTCCGCTAACCCTTTTGGCGAGGGTTAGCTGACTGATCACTGGATGTATATGTGATCTGCACAAGAAAGCATCTCTGTATACAGTTTCTACTGATGTATCTGACATAGTTAGTGTCCAGATCTCTCTTAGTTCATCTGATAGAGGTAAGCTTGTAGGAAGATCACTGGTAGTCAAGGTAACTGTTGCGCGGCCATTAACTATAGTAACTGCTTTGTTAACTAAATCTACACCGTTGTTATCAACTAACTGGTATGTGCCAGATGCACAGACTGCTTCTGTTGCACCATCGTACAAAGACATGTCGATCGTAACCTGTTTGTTTCTTACTAAGAACCTTGCTGTCTGAAAATCTGTTGATAACATGTTTTGTCTCCGTTTAAAAAAGATAGTATAAGAGGTGCGTACATAACAAGGAGAAACAAATAAGCGACCTACTATTATACTACCTTGAACTGTGCTGTGTTATACCCTCAGCAGGGTGTCTACGTTGGCTCAGGATCGTTCCTACGGGTTTGTCAATGGTAGTACAAGGGTAGTTGGTCAGGAGCGATTGTGGTGTCTTACAGGAGGCTTTGTGGGCCTCCTGTAAGAATACCTTGGTTATCTATCTCTTTCTTTCAAAATCATCTGATGCTTGTTTTGCTGCTTCCTTAGCTTTTTCAAGGGATAAGCCAGCTTCATACAGACGCTCAGTCAGAGCTTCCTTGGCATCTCTTCTACGTTCATTACTATATTCTGGACGTTCTTTATGTTCTCTGGACATTATTTACCCCCTACAGATTTCTGCCAAGCTGCAAACTGCTCAGGAGACATAGCTAACATCTCTTCAACACTAACATCTTTAGGATCTTTGGCATCAGCCTCTTCAGCATCTTCTTCCTTAGCAGATAATGTAGATTCAAGAGCTTCCATCTGGTTACCCTCAGCATCTTCTAAGAGCCAAGCGTTAACTGGACTAACTACCTTGTATTCAACATCTTCTAACATGACTAACATATCTGGTTTCATTTGGTTTTACCTTTCTTGATTTGTGTTGGTGGTGTAAGGTCTACTGGTTCTGCTGCTTCATCTTGTAGGAAGACTGAAGCATCTATGTTACTGTAGTCTTCTAATTCTACTGATTCTACTGATTCTTCTTCAGATGCTTCATCTAAAGGAGAATTGATCTCTTCTAACTGTGCAGAGATCATAGCAATGCTTTTAGCGAGATCTTCTCTGGTCTTCTTTCCGCTCGCAGTATTCGCGTTTGAAGACATTGTGTCCAATGTTTGTGTTAATATTTCAAGCTTTTTCTCAAGCACGTCAATTGAGATATCCTCAATTATGCCTGACTGAATTAGATGTCTACGAAATTCATTGTATTTCTCTCTATCTACGACAGGTTTAATTAGCACTGTACCATCAGATTGTTGGGATGGGACCAATTTTGTAATGTCGCGCCCAAGATAGTAGAATTCTGTTGGGTTTCCAGCTTGATCATATATGTTCTTCTTAGCGCAAATAAGCCCAACCCATTTACCTAAACGCTTATCAAGGTCATTGATGTATACGATACCTTTTCTACGATAGAAATCTAATAGTCTTGATAAATCTTCTCTTCCCTTTCTAATAGACACACCATTAACACCATCCATGATGACTGGTGTGCTAATAACAGGTAGCCATTCACCATCCTCTGTTAGTTCCCATTTCTTAGGGTTGTGGGTAACTAAACAGCGACCACGTCCTTCGGCTATCTTATAGATAGTATTCTGACTGGCAAGGTTTACTGATACGTCTGGTATAACACCAGCTTTCTGTCCTGAAAAGGTCTTAACCTTATTTTTTAACATAGTCATTTTTTTATTTCTCCTTGTATTGTTAAATGTTCTTTGTTTATAGTCAGTAAACGATCTGACTGTGTTACTAAGGGTAGCAGGTGTTTGTAGGCACCTGCTACCCTTAGAGATTATCAACTATCAAGCATCAGTTTCGATAGCAACACCGCGAAGGTCTTCAAGCTCAGCAACTGCTGGGAAATAGTGACCAATAATGAGCTGCTTACCGTTTGATCCTCCACGTTGGTATTCAACGGCGATCTTAGCTGAACCATCAGTAGGTGCAGCAATGAAAGCTGGGTTCTTTGCAGCGAAAGGTCTTGGGTCTAATTCAGTAAAGCCGAAACAGCCTCTTCCGAACATTGCTCCGCAACGATCAGCACCAGTGTTAACGGTAGCAACGCTATTGTGTGTGAATGTTTCAACACCAAGAATCTTACCTTTGTATCCACCTGTCTTTGCGTATAGTAAATTAATGTCACCTTGGCTTGCAAGCAACCCGCCAGTCTCAGCAGCAATAGCGGCATGGAGGTCGTTGTATTGCTGTGGGTGAAGAACAGCGAAGATCTCTTCCCCACCAAGAAGGTTAAGCTGGTTAAGGTACATTGCAGAATACCAGTTAGCCAAGCTAAGGTTAACGCCAGTACTACCTACAGTCTGTGAGAGGTTCTCAAAGAGAGCAGTCATCATCTTTGAAAGATGCTGCTTAGAGCTTGAGGACATATCCTGAGCAAGACGAGCCATTCCCGGTCCGCCTGTGTATTCAGCCATGTCGGTAAGCTGTCTCTCAAGGCGGTAGTGAGCAACAGTCAAGGTAGCAGAGCTATCTACAATGTTCTCTGGTGAAGAAGCAGTATCTTCGCCGGGTGCAGTCCAAGGTGCATCAACCTGATAAGCTCCGCTCTTAACGCCAGCAGAACCAGTGCCGTCAAATGAAATTTCTTCCATCAACATACGAAGGTCAGTCTTCTCTCTTAAAAGCTCTCTAAGCTTACTGGTAAGGTAAGCTGGAATACGAAGGTCGCTCGATAAGCTATTATATGTATCAGCAGCCATATTTTTATCTCCTAAATGAATGAAATCATGTTCTTACTATTAAGAACTGTTTTGATATTAAATACCCTATGTATCAAATGTCAACTGTTTATTTATTATTTGTATTTTATTTATCTTTTTACAGTTGCTTCCCAAGCAGCGAACTGTGCTGGTGACCAATTAAGCATTGTTTGGTGATCCAATACCTGATCTTGGGTAGTGGCTCTCTTAACTGGTCTTGGTTTTTGTAATGTAGGTACTGTCTTCACCTTTGAATCAACAGTTTCGGCCTGTTGATTCAAAGAGAACCTTTTTGGATTCTTATTTTTGTATTCAGTGTAGAATGTTTCAAAACTAACGTTCTTGTCTTGGACCTTCTCGTATGCCAGTTCTAATAGTTCTAACATATCTTGTGCATCATCTTGTGCTACTAACCATTCTCTATGTTCTTGTTCTCTTTGTGCATTTAGAGAGGTAAGGGATTCGCGCGCTTCGTTATACTGTTTCTCTAACTGACTGTATTTAGTTGTTAACTGTTCCTTCTCAGTTAACCAAGATGCCTTCTCTGTCTTTAATGCTTCGTATTCTGTGTTCAATGCTTCGTATTTAGGTTTCCACTGTGTACGTGAGCGTTCCTCAGAGCCAGAGCTTTGATCCTCTGGCTCTTGACTATCCTTGTTTACAATTGGTTCTTCTACAGACTGTACTGCTTCTACAGGCTGTTCTGTGCTAACTGTGTCTACTGTGTCTTCCATGTGTATGTCTCCTTGTTTGTTGTACTAATTAGAACTGTGCGTTCTCTGCTTTGATTCTTATAAGATGTGTCTCAGCATCCTTTCTGGACATTCCGGGGTTTAACTGCATATATACATCTACCTTGCTTAAAAAGCCAGCATTTACTAATGCAGTTGAAACATTTATTTCTGACTGCATTTCTTCAGGAGATGCAGGCAGTAGATTGTATTGTAGTGTGTAGCCAGTAGTAGGAAGATCAACACCTTCGTTGATATATTCATTGTACACCGTAACCAGTTTGTATAACAGGTCAAGGTCTGCCTTACGGAATTCTTCAACATATTGTTGTGCTAAGCGTCTTTGTGATGCTTTCTTAAGACTAATGGCAATACCAGATTGATTTGACTGTACTGCTTCCAGATCGCTTGAATGAATACCTGCACAACGTACAATAGATGCTTGATAAGCTTCGATTGATTTCTGGATCTTCTCAGGATCTCCACCGGGTTCATACTGACCTATATTTACCTGTTTACCATCCTGTGATTCAAACACCAAGATAGATGTTGGGTCTGTTGATACAGTTGCTGTGTTGAAAGGTGCTCCGAGCCCATCGTGTGTGTTGGATAAGCCTGCTGGCTGTGCATTAAGAACCCATCTCTGAGGCCATGAAGCATCGCGTACTGCTCTGTTCCAATATGTCCATAAAGCACCTACCTGTAATGTACCTTCTACAAGCTCAGAGAAATGATATGGATTGAATTCATCGTTTGTGGTTCTTGCTCTGTATTTAGCTACTGGTATGAATGCAATATCTTCAGCGTCATAGAATGGGTATTCTCTAAGACCTAAGAAACCTTCTGGGTATATTACGTTTGTAATGTCTACATGATCCGTGTACCTATAGATTCTATAGGTAGCTATTGAATCTAACAATGAATATTCTTCCCAGCCTTCTACATATTCTACTGTGTTAGGAATCAGCCAGCGTCCCTCACGTCTGAAATAAACTAACTGTCCTGAATCATCCGTCATACATTGAACTGTATCAGGTGCAACCACCTCTAAGCGCACTACGTTCTTACCATTATCATCCACAGAGAGCTTAATACAAATAAAGCTCTCTCTAAGACCTATTACGTATTCACTATTTGTTTGCTGATAACTATGTAAGGATACAGTCTGAATTAGCTCGCCTAATTCGGACAACTGTTCCGTTGTAGCTTCTGCATGGTTTATATTCATTGGCTTGTAGTACTGAATAGCTAACTGTGAGACTACATCTCTGAACAGATTTAGCGTAGACGATGGACGGCCTATCGCATCTAAACGCTGTGTATTCAACTGTGTTGCAAGGTACTGAACTAACAGTTGTTCCCAGTTATCCTGTAGTATAAGGCGTGCTTCGCGTGTAAAACGCCATCTTCTAGTTTCGTTTTGATCTTGTGGTGTAATAGTCATCTTTGTAGGATCCTCGTTACCTTGGGTTTGTTATCTGAGAAGATCTTCTCTAATATAGGATATAATGCGTATCTTAGCGCATCTATTGGGTGTTTAAGGTTCTCCTCACCATTATAGGTGAGCATAGATGACCTGAGCTTAATACAGTCAGTATGAAATAGCAACATATTTTCTGACAATGCTTGATTTATTAGGTATTCGCCTTTGTCTACTGAACCTTGGCTCTTGTATGGTTTGATGATCTTGATAGACTGTTTGGTTAGTTCTAATATCTCTTTCTCTAATAGTTGGTTTACTGTGTGTGTTGGAGACATCTTACCAGCAGTATTAATATCACCAGTCCATGCATTAATATCTTTTGGCGTAAGACCATTTGCACGTAACATACTGACTATTCCCACAGCATCCATTTTAGGGGTGGATGCTGTGGATGAACTGTATTCATCTAAACATATGATTGTGTTGTTATCCATCAGTGCTATTAGAAGGGCTATCTGTCTGGTTGCTTTCTCTCCATGATCAATACCTATTATATATCTTAGTACGTTGGCATCGCTATCGTTTAGGAAGGTGTGGCGCGCTTGATCGTATTGATTGAACCTTACAACTGTTGGCTGACCTTCCCAGTCTCCAAAGATCTTTTGTCTGTAACTGTTCATTTGACAAGCAGCTTCTCTGTACCATTTCTCTACCTGTTCAACTGTGTACCAAGGACAGTTCTCTACAGACATCTCTGCAACATATTGAACCCAGCCACTATCTTCCTTTTCTATAAGCTCTTTAAGCTGTAGAAGCTCGTTCTGTGGTGCATTGATAGGTGTCATGGTTATCCACACAAACCCGTCTGTATCGAACACACGGGTTAAGGATTCACTGAAGATGTCCATTGGAGGTGGCTCGTCTAACCATACGCCATCTAATGTATCACCAGCATGTCTAATAGCGTCTTGCTTATAGGACATGATCTGACAGATACTACCGTTCTTTAACTGTATAAGATTGTGTTTCCAACCCTTTGCTGTTGTGTATGCGCATGTCTTCACGAGCTGATCTTTGGGAATCAGCTCGTGTAGGTATTTACTGATAACCTTTATGGTTGTTTCATTGGTTGGTCCAACAGCTCTGTATCTACCTGGTTTTGTTAACATAGTACGTACAAGCTTAACAGCGGCGTGGTTTGATTTCCCTACACGGTTAGCTGCTCGTATGAATATTCTTTTATCATCACTGAACATGAACTGTTCAAGAGCAGGGGAGCTTTTAAAGGTAAGGATATTCGCCGCATTGAAGACACTACGATTCCACCTATTAATAGCACTGTGTGCTAAGCTGGCCTGTTTAGAAGCCAGCTTAGCTTGGACCCTACGCTTTAGTTCATTCTTGGTGATCTCCCATTGAAAACCCAGATAACTATCCATCATTAGACACCTTCTCCCAGTCAACTGGTTCTTCATCTGTTTGTTCAGTACCTTCTTTGTTCATTAAGATAGCTATTGCTTTTAGTGCTTGATCTGTTGTAGCTGGTACTGTACCTAATGCTATACCTAATAGTCTGTCTTGTACATTTAGGAAGATTGGCGCGGGTCCGATCATCTTAAGCTCATCACGTACCATCTGTTCTTGTTTGGTTACGATCTTTAGTTGTAGCTCAATAGCTTTTAGCTCGTCAGGTTCGGCTTCCGAGGCCAACCTGCCGAGCTTACATAGTTTCTTGTATAAACCACGTTGTTTAGATCTGAGAGCAGTTCTCTTCTTTTCTAACGCTGTCTGGTCTGTGATAGGTGTGTCCATATGGTAGGTCCTTGACTATGAGGGTTTGAATGTATCCTGCTTCCTCACATTCCCAAGGGATCTTGATGCCCCACGAACATTTAGTGTTGTCTGCGCTCTTTGTTTTAACAGAAGCACCTGATTTAACCTGTAAATGTTCATTCTCCTTGACATATGCGCGAAGCATGGACACATCATACACATAGATCTCATTCTTGTACAGATTATGAATAAATAACTGATCAACCCAATATTTTTCATTGCGCCATTCGGGCAAACGTGTCATATCGTAGTCGGCGTATGTCTCTACAAGGAATGTATTGTATTTAATAGAACCATCTTGGCTCACACCACTGTTGGTTTTAACCTCAACAGTAGTAGGCATATCACAGCCTTTCTTAATGAGCATAAGGTCGCAGCCGCTGTTGTTTTTACCGGGTAGTTTCCAGAATGCTCTGGTCTTGCTGCTCAAGAGGTTCTCAATACAGTTGATGCTGTAGTCGTGCTTCTTGTTTAGTTCTGAAAACTGTCCGTTAAACGTTGCCTTGCTCATAACCGTCTCCTTGGTTGCTATCTATATAGATTATATTAACTAATACATTATATGTCAAATATTATCAGTACTATTTGTACTATTTATATTAAATATATTGTGACAACTACAGGTCATTTGTGTGTCAGTTGTGTGACATTATGACGTACCTGTTCATGTATTATCCTCTTATATTAATGACACCCCTGGTATTACTGACGGTCCGATTGTGACATCTTTGTGACATTTTGCGATCAACCCAGAAATGTTTAAAAAAGCCCTTGACCTTGAATGCCGTCGGGTGTACATTTCTTGTAGGTATTGGGTCCTCTGGTATAAGGTTTACCAAGAGATGTATTAAATACCCACTGTTTATAAATGGTCCTTTTATGAACAGTATGTAGACAAGGTCTACTAAAAGACCTTGGATACATACCAAGGTTCAATATACAAGGGTCCAGTATATAAGGACCTAATATACTAATAGGTACTAATGAATAGTAGACCTTTAGTGAATAATAGGTATTCTAAAGACTAAGAACTATCCTCAAAATAGTTCTTAGTCTTTGTGTATATAGTACACTGTACTGATAGTGAATAGTGTATATACGATCCGCGCACATCTGTTGCTCAGGGTTTATGATAGTTCCTCTAAATGCATTTAGGAGGAATAACATACACTGGGTATTGTATTAGGTTTAGTGTATTAGTACCTGACAGAGCAGAAGGGTTTGGCGGCCCTTCTGCTCTGTCTTTACTGTATGTGCATAGTGTATAAAGGTTCAGTGTTTATACGATACAGTACATTATATACCTTAGTGTTTATAGATCCTTGTGGGTACTATATACAACAAAACGTAAGAGGTCGGGCAAACCTCTTACGTTTTGTATACATATACATTTCAGG